GAATTGGTGTTCCCTTAGAGTAAATATTTGTTGGACAAGAGTATTGTGCAAGATTTTTTACACCTCTTGGGAATGCAACCTCTTCGGGTGGAAGGTTTCTGAACTCTTTACGTGCAGTCTCTACGAACTCCCATAGTTCTTGTTCAGTTCCATTCATAACCACCTTTAAGGCTTCTGTTAGTTTTGTTCTGACCCATTGAGGTGTAGAAGACTTTGCAGTTTCGATACCCATCATTTTAAGTTTCGGTTCTGCAAGTCTTACACCTTCATTGTCATATACATTTAGAATGTATCTTTTCTTTGCAGTCCAAATACCTCTGTCTGCAATTACTTCTCTCCCCATTTGCATTTTCTGTTGGAATGCATTAGTGTATTCTGCAAGGTCTTTGAATCCTTTTGCAAGAACTTGTTCAATCATTCCTTCTGATTTGTTTAAGAAATCTACAATCTTGGTCTTGTCTGTTTCTTCGGGTAAAACTTTTTTAACCAGTTTGTCCATAGTGATATAAACAGAATCAGTATCCATTGCAATCACATAGTCTTCGTTCTCTGTTTCAAGTGTTTTGTTTAAGAATTCATTAATAGTTTTCTCTGACCACTTGATAATTAACTGACCACTGGTTGTGATTGACTCTGCAAGGTCGATAGAAAAGAATGCAAAGTATTGATTTGCAAGAGCTCCATATGCAGAGTTAAGTGCAATCTTACGAACCTGTTGATTGTTGTATGCACGTTTGATAAGTGTATCAAGTTCTCTCTTACGTTTAAGTTCTTTACAAACTTCTCGTTCTTTCTGATAACCAATCATTTTTTTCTTCCACTCTTTTCTTTCGTCATAGAGTCGTTCCATAAGTTCGGGAAGAAATCCTTGTTTATCTTTAGAATACATTACACCATTTGGTGTGACTGTATTTCCACATTGATAGACATAAGATAAGTCTGCTTGTTTAGATAACATTTTCTCTACGTTGATATCTTGTCTGTTTCCTTTTACCATTTTCTCGGGTGAGATATTGTATTGCATAATGATATGTGGATACAGTGAGTTCAAGTCGAATGACACTACCCAATCATGTCCACCGACTATTGGGTCTTTGACATATGCACCAACGATTTGGTGTGTCTTGTCATTACCACTCTTCAGTCTTTGTGGTGGTGTCTGAATGTTTTGTTCTTTGAGGTGATTGTAGATTATGGTTTCCCAATACTTCACCATTCCGAAAGTGTCATTGTAATTACACTTTGCATTGTATGACATTGCACAAGTCAATTCAATCAGTCCTAGTTTCTCTTCTAGTTCTTCAACAAGGACAACGTCTTTGACATTATATTCTAAGAACTTTGCATAGTCCTGTTTGTAAAGTGTATGAAGATTTCCATACTCTGAGTAATCTAGTTTACCTGTTCCAAGTTCTACTTGTGCAATGTTTTCTAGTTTGTAGGATTCTTGATTTACGAATGTATGTTTACGATACAGTTCAAGATAGTCAAGAACATTGATACCATATAGATTGAATATCATTTGTTTCTGACCAAAACCCGAATGGAATTCTCTCACGTCACATTGATTCCATGGTGAAAGCTTCTTGTGTTCTCCCTCACCAAGTATTCTGTCAATACGATTACAAAGATATGTAATATCGAATGAGTTCACATTCCAACCTGTAATGATATCAAAAGATTCTGTTCTCCAGTATTTGATAAACTTGAGTAAGAGTTCTGATTCGTTTTTACAGTTGTAGTAAATTACGTCTGTTCTGTTGTGTTCCCATGGGCCGATACCAAAGACATGTGTATCTTTACCAAGTGGTTTCAATGAAATTGCATTGACCTTTTCGTTTGCATAGATTGGTTCGGGGAATCCGTCTTCACACTCACACTCAATATCAAGTGTTGCAATCTTTATGTGTTTTAGGTCAAACTCTATGTCACCTTGAAACTTATCTGCAATGTAAGTGTAAATGTATCTGTCGTATCCATGGATTTCAAATCCTTCAACACCACTGTATCTCTCTCTGAATTTTCTTGCACCACCCATAGAGTTTAGATTCACTGCTTCGAGTGGTCTTCCGTCTAAACTTTTGAATGGTGTTTCCCCTTTCTTAGAAGGGATATAGTGATTTGGTCTATAAGATACAGAAAGTTTTTGTTGTTTTCCGTTCTTATAACCTTTAACTAGAATCTTGTCTCTAGTCCGACAAACATTTGTATAGAAATCCATGTAGTTATTATACTACAATAGGGTCTATTCTGTCAATGTGGTTCTGTCTGTATATTCTGAAAAATGTTTTTTTACTACGTCTTTTAAATCTTCGTAATGAGCAATCTGTTCTAATTCTTTTTCGATTGTTTCAACATGGTCTGAGTGTTCACCTACACCTACTGAATTTTTGCATTGAACTAAAATGTTTGCTTTATGTTTTGCAATATGGCCATCTGCATGAGCAACTACACCCTTTAAAATTTCATTTGTCATATCTTTCATATTTTTACTCCGTAATTTGTTGTTAAAGTCCACCTTTCCTTTTCACTTAGATTAGGTTGTGATTTATGTAAAAGAAAAGAATCAAACATTAGAATATCATTTTGTTTCACTTCAATCTCTTTATAAAACCAATTCGTGTCTTTTGGTAATGGGTGAAAAGGTGAAACAGTAAGTTTTTTTAAATCATAAAAAGGTTTTCTAAACTCTATGTGACCACTATTTTCATAATGTTCTAAGTATAGACAACTAACTGCAACTGAGGATTCATGACTATGTTCTTGAACATATCCCTCATAAGTGTATTTAGATAACCATGCATTTTGGATATAGACTTTACCTTTTGGATATTCTAAATCATTAAAGATAAAGGATTCCATTTTGGGTTGCATATATCTATAAAAATCTTGAAACACTTCTAATTCATGTGTTTTATTTTTATTTAAATATGAAGTGACTCCGTTGACTTCTAAGGAATGTTGTTCTGAAATTTCTACTTCTTGTGCAACTTGGGGTTTTACTTTCTTCCAATCAATATCGTAAGAGTCTCTTGATATATGATTACCAAAGAGCATTTACTTACCTCTCTTATTACCTGTAGCTACCTTAAAATTTGTTTCTAATTGTGGTCTTGGTTCAAAAACTGTTTGCACTAAATCTCTGTTAATAACAAAGTTATACTCTTTTGCATATGGAATCCATGGTGCAAGTTTAACTTCAAACTTTCCTTCTTGCACGTCTGTAATACAAAGTTGTGCATCTATAATTTTATAATCACCAAATAAAGTTTTTTCAACAAAACCTATGATAACTTCTCCAGTATCGAGTCTGATACACTTAACTTTAGACACTTCTGACAATCTCCTGTAGTTCTACTGAACGTCTTCCTACTTGTTTGAACCAACGTGAATCTTCCATTTCGACTGCAACCTTTTCCCAATCATTTTCGATAACACCTTTCCACATATTATTAAACTTACCAAATCTAGTTCCTCCTAGATTGAAAGTCATATTAATAAGAACGTGTTGTATATCTTCGGGAAGTGCATAGAAGTCTTCTCCTCCTTTTGACTCAAATACGTGAATTGTTTCTTCTACGTGTTTTTCAAAATCGAGTTCGTAAACTTCGTCTACTCTTTCTTGTGAGACTGGTGTTCCAGCTGGTTGACCGTATTCGGGGTCTCCTTCTTTGACTAAGTGTCCAACACCAAAAGTTAAATATCCTAGTGAGTCTTCATATATTTCTAAGACTTCACCTTCGTGTCTTTTAATCTGTTCCTTTAGAATCTCTTTGTTCATTCTCTTTCCTCGCTTGTTCTTCTATGAGTTCGACTAATATATCACCCATGAGATTGTTTAGTTCGTTATTATTTAGGAGTTCTTCGAGGTCATGATGTTCGGGAACGACAACAATGTCTCTTTGGAAATTTAAGTGTCTTTTACCTTCTACAAATTCTACTTTACCATAAACATAGATAACACCTTCCCATTCTCCTTTAAGAATTTGAATACCCGACATATCAAGTTTACTATTGTCCACGACACAATAAACTCCTTCGTCAAATAATGGTGTTAGACTATCCAAAGAAACTCTCCAGTGATTGTCTTCTATTAGGTAAGAATAAATCTTTATTTGTTTTAGAGAACCACCATACGTTTTCCATGTATAGTTTTTTCATAAAGTCTTGCATTGCAGTTCTATCAATACCTTCTTTGTCTGATACTTGATTGTCGTCACTATCACCTTTTACGTCTGACCACTTCTCTAAGAATGCAGTAGAAGATTGAGGTCGTTGCATGATTCTCATTCCAATCTGACCTTTGAAGTGTTCCCTTAATTCGTCTACTACTTCGTCACATGAAGGGAACATTTTACCTTTCACCTTCGGATTCATAATATTAATAAGTAAGTGTCCGTCTTCGGATAACACTTCAAATGATTTTTTAGAAACTGGAATAAAGAAGTCATCTCTCCATGATTCATATTCTGAGAACTTACTCCATGATTGGTCTTCTTCGTGTTCTCCACCTTTGTTGTATGTCTCTGTTGAGAAATATGGTGGTGAAGTGAATGCACAATCTATTGGTGGGAATTTTTCATAAGGAATATCCTCTGCACCACTTCTATAGATTACAACTCTCTTCTCACCAACTGACATAAACTTGTCTTTAGTTTCTGTAATTGTAGGTGTATTACCTGTAAGAATCTTTTCATATTCTATACATTGTTTCTTATACACTTCGAATGTGTTTGGATTAGGGTCACAACCAATATACATTTCTGTTCTTTGACTTGCAAAGAATCCACATAGTCGGTCACCCCAACCACAACTAGTGTCTAATACAGTTCTTGCATCAGTCATTTCATAGAAACACTTTGCAACAACTGGTTTAAATTGTGTTGCAATATAAGCTCCTAATCTGAATGCCATTCTGTAAGTGTCTTCTTTTAATGAACCACCAACTAATCTAACAACTTCTTTTCCGTCTACGTCTGTTGTTATCTCTTTTTGGATATCATTAACTCCTCTCCATATTGCACCAAGAGGTGATTTTAATTCTTTTGCAGTTGATTCTTTAAATGCATTCAATGGAGCTTTATGTCCATATGAATCACAAGCAAGTCTTAAGTGTTGCATGAAGTAATCACTTGCATCATTAAATGTGGAAGGTGCATTGACCATTCCGTGTCCCCATTCTGAATATGGGTATTTGTAGTCGTCATATTTTTCTACGACTTCTTCTTCTAAATTTTCGTGTGGGTATACAAACTTCCATACATCATAATGTAAAAGTTTGATAAAGGTATTTCTCATATCTTCATGAGAGATTTGTTTTAGAGGAAACTCGGGTCTTTCTTTTTCGATATAATCTGCAAGAACCTCACGGAACTTTTCTCTTCCGTATTCTTCTGTTAATGCATCAAAGAGTTTACCCTCAATTAAAGGTAAACCCTTCTCATTTGCATTGTCTTTTAAGACTTGGTATAGTTTATCCGACAAACTCGTCCCCATCGTTCCATGCACAACCTGTTAGACCACCTGCTTGTAAACCTTGTAGAGTTCTTAGAACTTCAGTATGGTTTCTTCCAGTGTCTAATGCATTGACTGATGCATGTTGGATTGTTCTGTTTTTGTCAAAGATAAAGGTTGCACGATAACATACACCTTCTTCTTCGTTAACAATACCTAGTAGTGAAGATAATCCTAGTCCACAATCAGCTGCAAGTGTATGTCTGATATTACCTATCAGTTCATTATCTTGTTTCCATGCTAATTTACAGAACTCATTATCACCACTAATTCCTATCACGTTTGCATGGTCGACTAAAGTGTCAAAACCAGCAATCTCTGTAGGACATATAAAGGTAAAGTCTTTTGGATAAAAGTAAACTACTGACCAATCATGTTTTAATGGTTGATAGTTTTCGTCTACACCGACTCTCACAAATTCGTTGTTTTCATTTATTCCTTGCAGTGAGAAAGCAGGGAATTGTTGTCCAACTGTTAACATAATAATCTCCTTTATATAAAGATACACCCATTATACAATATAACGGGTGTATCGTAAAGGGGTTTTCTATTTAATTTTAATAGAAACTGGTTTATCCTCTTCGGGGATAACTCTAACCAGTTTGACGTGTAGAATTCCGTCTACCATGTCTGCACCACTAACCTCAACATCATCTGCAAGTGTAAAGGTTCTTTTGAAAGCTCTTGAGGCAAGTCCTTTATGGACAAAATCCTTTGAGTCTTCATCTACTTTACCTTCGATTGATAAGATATTTCTTTCTTTAGTGATTTCAATATCTTTTTTACCAAATCCTGCGACTGCAAGTTCAATGCAATAGTTCTCTGCATCTTCCTTTACAATGTTATAAGGTGGGTAGTTAGTAGTCGTATGATGTGTTAGTCTTTCGAGTTCATCGAAGTATCTATCAAATCCTACAGTAAGCGGTCTGAATTGACCAAATATATCTAAATGCGTCATATTTTTCTCCTATTATAGCAAGTTAATATATCCTAACCTCATTTGAGCATTAGGTGTGAGAACCGAGCTCTTTTGAAGACTTGGGGTCACTAGATGTCGGCGTTGCCCAATCCTAGTTCCAAATCCGAGCTCTTTTGAAGTTCTCTACTATATTATATATGGTCTTTTATGATTTTTTCAAGAGGGTTTTTAAAAAAAGTTATCTTTTTTCACATCTATTTTTTGCTCTTGAAATTACGTTTAGATTATTACCTATGACCAATACCATAAATCTATTGGTTGAACGAATCGATGCGGCATTCAAATTACCATGTTTTCTATCGTATTCTAGTGCTGGTGTTAATAATCCTACTTTGTAGAAAAATAACCTTTCAGGTGTTGGGTTCTCACCAAATAATGGATTTGCTTCTTTAACACAATCGTATTTTAAACCATGGATTGTTGACCAAACATCTAGAAATTGTAATGTGGTAAAAACTACCCAATCACCTGTAGTAGGTGGGTCAATCAGTTCCCATTGGTGTGTATATTCGAACCTTTTCGGATTTACCTTTAACAAGTATTCTGTCGACTTCAGTAAATGCTCTTGATGGACACTGTTGATAAGTTCGTTCCGATAACAACACGTCCACCCCATCATAATTCCTTGTTTGTCCCTCGAGTCTAGCACCAAGGTTGACGGCGTCTCCAATGACGGAATAGTCAAATCTAACTTCTGACCCCATGTTTCCAACGATGCACTCACCTGTAGAGATACCAATACCAACATTGATAGGAGGAAGGTTGAGGGGTTTGAGTTCTTCATTTAATTTTTTAGTTGCATCCAATACTTCTATTGCAGATTTAACTGCAAGTTCAGCATGATTAGGACAATCCAGTGGGGCGTTCCAAAAACTCATGATACAGTCGCCCATATACTTGTCTATGGTTCCTTTATTATTTAGGATGATTTTAGTTTGGACATCTAGGAACTTGTTTATCAAGTCTACCAATCCTTCAGGGTCGTCTTTATTTTTATACGCTTCTGAGATTGGAGTGAATCCACATATGTCCATGAACATGAATGTCATTTCTTTTCTCTCTCCACCCAACTTCAATAGTTCAGGATTCTCTGCGAGTTGGTCAACCATGTCGGGAGAT